TCAACTTGAGTACCCATGAAGTTGATTTTCTTCGTGACTTTCTTACCAACCAGATTTTTGATAGACATTTTGTATTCCTTTAAATATAAATAATGAGTGTATGTGATTCTATATTACAATTAAACCGTAACGTCGGTATTGATCTGGCCACGAAGAGCTTTCAGATCAGACAGGGTTTTCAGGATCTCAAGACCCTTATCTGCATTACCTTCGAATTCAGGCAGACGAGCCATAGTCTTCTCAATTGAGAGATCAACAGCTTTAGCCATATGTCGAGCAGTAGTCCGCAGAACATATTCACGGCTGAACGGTTTAGTGTTATCAGCTTGATTAGCTTGTGACATAATATTTCCTATTAATTTAATTGAGGGCATCGGTTGATTGTTTAATACCGAGTGGATAGTCCCACAGGTACCCTCAGATACTACTTAATTACTGCGAGAACGGGCCATAGAACTTCGACTGAATCGAGAACGCCAGGGTAGCCGTGGTAGCATCCGTCAGTGACGGCGTAACCAGCAGCGATTCCAGCTTACCGATAAAGTAGAATGACGAGTTCGGAACAGTACCCAGACCATCAGTCGTAGTAGCATACTTCGTCAGGCCAGCGCCTTTCGAATCCGTTTGCAGCAGGGTGAAGCGCCAAGCACGTTGGATCGAGTCACCAACCATGTTACCCAGAACACCACCTTTAGCCCAATCGTTCGGGATATAGTTGATGGTAACTTCCAGCGAAGGTGCATCAGCCTGACCCTGGATGGTCTGCGAGGTCGTCGAGCCATAGACCGGGACGTTCACAATATTAGCTGGTGTACCGATAGCTGGGAAGTCACGGACATTGGTAATACGGGTGAAACCACCCAGTGCTGACGATTCTGTAGCAAACAGTGCTTCAAAACCAGACTCATCGAATGAACCCGGTTGAGGTGCAGCAGCGACACCAGCAGTGACAGTGCCTGTAGCAACTGACAGGTCTGTGAACATTGCGGCGCCGATAGATGTAATATGAGCCATACTTATACTCCAAAGTAATTGAATGAGATTGAGTAGATGATTCTATACAGACTTGAATTAGCTGTATCAGGACCTCCACCTGAGAGCGTAGATGCACTTAATTGTGTAGTGCCACCTAAACTCGTTTGTAATGTTTTGCCTGCTAGAAATTCATCTAGCTTATCTGCGATCTGGTTTACCTTAGAGGGGCCTAAACCTGCAGGCACGAAAATCTCAATCATAAGCATTCCGCTTACTGATTTTAGAGAGTTAGCGGGTTGTCTACCGCTTGAAAGTACTGAGATTCTAAGAAACTGATCTCCCAGGTCTTTTCCTACAAAGTCAGCAGGGATTGTTTTGTACCCTGTACTCTGCCATTCAGAAGAACTAAAGACTGAGAAAATATCAGATGTTAAATTGCTATATTTACCCATCATCGCTCCTTATTAAAAGTAATAGTGGCGATGAACCCATCATTTAAGATAGGTGCAACAGGTTTATAGTTCTTACCATCAATTACCACAGTAGTATAGATATCAATATCTTTAATATCATCACTATCGAATAATAGACGCTTAGTATCTATTTGTTGATTTGTAGAGTCTCTTTTCTTTGTATCTTCTTTATCAAGGATGCCTTTCACAGTAACTGTACTGACTTCTTTATTTTGAACTTCTTGAGTACCAAAATTAAAGCTAGCAGGCTTCGATTTATTAAAGATTACATCTACAGAAAGAGTACCTACAATCTTAAATACTTTCTTTACTTGTTTCTTAGTAAGTTTCTTAAGATCCATTAGTTGGCCCTCCACCACCCGCTAGACCCTTGATTAATCAAGAGCGGGCGAATGATGTTGGTAACCTTGTAAGGGATTTTAGGAGCTTGTTGAATAAGTGTCATTGACACAGAACCTACTTGCAAGTCTTTAATCTGACCTGTATCATCTTGAAGACCTTCATTGTTCAACAAGTGATAGGCCAACTCTAAGGTGGCTTGTTTAATTCTCTTTGGAATATCCGAAAGACTAACATTACCACCTACCCTAGGGTCAAAATAAGAACCAACACGAGGGAAGGCCAGAGGCTGATCTTGGTTTACTACAAACCCCGTCCATGGCATTTCATTTAAAAGGTCTGTAGCAGAAACCAGAGCAGCTGCCTTGGAAGCATTATCAGCCTCGAAAGCAGCAGCCATATCCAATCGATCTGCACAGTAGGCATCGAACTCTGCTACGATAGCAAAGGTATTTATTCCAAGTTCGATTGCCATAATACTATCCTAGATTACGAGTGGAACACCGGCAGGATCGACAGACCCAGGGCCGAGTTGACTTTACGCTCCCAGGTACCAGCAGTCGTGGCATCCGGAGTAGCGATAGAAGTCAGAACAGCCGGGTTACCAGCTTGACGAGCACCAGCGTAATCAGCATCCGAAGCAAACTTGTCGGTAGCACCCTTCCAGTCATAGCCCGAAGGATGAGCGACATAGCCCCAACGATACCAGATGTTAGTAGCACCGCCACCATTGTACTTCGAACCGTCACGGGTAATCTCAGTCGGAACTTCGATAGCCAGATCTTTCAGGGCGATAGCACCTGGCAGAACGATGAACGAGGTCTTCGTACCAACGATATCGACACCACCCGTAGCATTAATCTTCGTCAGCTGAGCAGCCGACAGCGATTGGGTAGCACGAGTTTGGATCAGGCGGAATTTACCACCGAAGATCGTTTCGAACTGAATGTTAGCTTCCGACACTTTGGTTTGGTCAACCAGGTTAGCCGAACGCAGAGCAGCGACCATCTGCGGTGAAGTCACCAGATAAGCGTACTCAGGCTCGTAATCCTTCCATGCCATACCCATAGCATTCAGGAAGCCTTCGGCACGAGCAGCACCTTGTTGGGTAACAGAGGCAGCAACCACAGGAGCAGCAGCACCCAGATCGACGTAGAAGCCATAACGCTTGTCAGTCGGATCATTGTCAAAGTTCTGACCACCCAGACCAGCTGAGCCAGAGGCCGAGCCAGCACCATACAGGGCTTCCGTAATAGCCACACCCTTCATGACTGACAGCATAGCGTTGTGTTCGTCCTGAGCACGCGTTTCAGCGAAGTCACGACCGACTTTAGCCAGACCATCATCTTGAGTAACCAGATGTTGCAGGTTGACTTTCTCTGCACCATGCGTACGAGCCGACTTGACGTACGTAGCGAATTCCGATGCGTAAGTCGTCGGAGTACCTGCTGTCGGGTCAGTCAGGGAAGCCACGTTGATAACAGGGTTCAGAGGTTTGAACCAGCGCATTTGACCAATGAAGGTCTCAGTCGAAGGATCAATACGAGCGTCAGTACCAGCAATGCCAGTACCAGACAGTTTACGGGCGTTAGTGTAAGCCTCGTCTGCATAAGCCGTGATAGCAGCTTGCAGAACGTAGTTTGAAGCACCAGCCAGACCAGTTGTTGGGACACCTTGAGTCATTTTGTATTCCTTTAATTATCGATGTTTAATCGTCCCATTAGCGATACCTTCCAGTACCTCTTTCTGAGACATCTTGAACAACGAGCCATCCTTTGACGGTGCATTAGTTTGAGCACCACCAGAGCCTGCGCCTCCGTTGCCTTTTGCTTTGAACAGGAAAGAGTTATCCGCGTCCGAGGAGAATGCAGTCACATAATCCTTAATAGGTACACCTGAAGAGTGAACCCACTTACCATCAATTTGAATCAACTCAGATGCAATCTGTTTATAAGCCACTTCAGAAGCCCGATCATTTCGGAAAGGCAAAGCTTGGAGAGCTCCACGAAGCATATTATCTCGCGTCAATTCCAGATTCTGTTTAGCCAAAGCATCACGCTCTGCTTGAATCTGTGCTGCACGATCTTTTTCTTCTTGGACTCGCATTTCAGCCAATTCTTTGAACTTACCCTCTGCTTCCAACTTTTCTTTCAGAGCATTCTTCTCTTTCAGATCCAGTTCAGCAGCACGAGCAAGTGCTTCATCCCGAGCTTTATAAGCATTGTCAAGTTTAGTCTTGACATCTTTCAGCTTTTCAGCAGCCTTTTCTTCAACAAGTCGGTCGATACGTTCTTCTTCCGTTTCTTGTTTCTCTTGAGGCTTAATATAATGGGGGTTAGGTGTTACACCATCTTCGAGGAATTCATCAGTCGTATTCATTTGTTTATTTCCTGGGCACAGCCCTTAAGTTAATCTTCGCAAGAAGGCACAGCCTCAATGCTATTTGTATGAAACAAATTATCCAATACCATACCATCCCTTATTGTCTTTAAAACCTTCAGGGATAGGTGCTAAGATATCCTCACGAGTAAGAATATCTTCTAAAGTAACTGTTTTACCACCAACTTTCGATCGACCAACCACAGGTATAAGGCCGATGTCAATAGCTTCATTCAGATACTTATTATATAAATCTTTCGGCATACCTCTCATGAGCATTTCATCAAGAGTAGCCTTCACAGAATTGACTTGAACAATATCTGCATAAATGTTTTTCAGAGCCTTTCTAGCTTCAAGCATCTTAGCAGCATTCGCGAAGAATGCATCATGAATAGTAGATGTAGGAATACCTAATTCTTTACCCCATAAGTGGAACCGTTTCACAATAACAGCATCATTTGAGTGATTACCATTAACTGCAAAAGCTGTTCTTGCTTTCTGAGCATCTACGATATCATTGATAACGTCGCTCTTATTCACAATCTCATCCCACCATGTAGGGTCAGTCTTTTGAGGGACTTGAAGAATATTTGTAACCCACTTACCATCAGGCGTCTTATAAGTGAGACGCTCTTCAAATACTTGAGTGAAGTTCTGTTCAACAGTCTTACCATCAAAATTAACCCAAGGAATGTTAGTCCACTTCTTAGGCAATTTCTTTTCACGTACACCATAGATCATATCAGCTAAAGTACTACCTGGATGCCATCCTGGAATTCTATTAAAGAACTCAGGTGGATTTTCCTTTCGCTGCCCAAGAGCTTTAGTCTTGATTAAATCGGTAAGTGCTTCCTTACTATCTCCAGGTTTGGCATACGTGACAAAATCTTCTGCTAGTCTACCGAAGTATCTAGTAAAATCTTTTAGGATAGGGACTTGAACTGCTAAGTTCTCTGACATAATCTTAGCAATCGTAGAGAAGTCTTGTGGAGTAACAACGTTGTCATATTGACGAGTCATTTTATCCACCAGGTCTCTTGTCTTTGGTTCAAGGAAGTAAAGTTGAAACATAATATCATCAGAGGGTATTTGGCCCTTATTGAAGATATCTTTAACATCCTGTCTCAGAGCTTTTAATTGATCGTACATGTCAAGATCAGTCTTCTGATACCTAGCCATACGAGCAGAGATTTCTCCAAGAACTTTATCCCTATCTGCAGCCTTGACAACCATTGTGCCTTCTTGCTTACCAAGAACTTTAGCAAGCTTACCTTCTACATTCAGAATACCAGTGCGCTCACCGGCACCATAAAAAGTTACCATGTTCTGCGCCTTGGCAGCTTTTCTTAGATCTTTTTCAGTAAGTCCTAAACGTTGGTTCAGTTCTTGAAAGCGAGGATCGTTGAAGGTAGCACCAGCAATCTCGTCATACAGACGTTGTTTCTGAGTAGTGGGAATAACATTTGACAAATTAGCCAACTGTTTATTCTTAGTGGTTAAGGCAATGATCTGAGCACCAGATGACGAAGCATCTTGC